GGAGATGGCACTATACCTACATCTATTCAACGTAAGCTGCTTGAAACAGCATGGGATAGAGGTATAGAACTATCAGCCCATGAATTAATCTTTGGTAGAGAATGAACTGTTATTGGTGCGACTCCGACTTAATTATTGGCGGTGACATAGACATTGAAGAAGGTATGAATGGATTTCCTGAGTTTTCAGTAATGACCAATTTATCTTGCCCCAGATGCGAATCTCAGGTCGAAGTACTAAAGAAAAGAGATGCCTTCGATTAATTGATATTTGACAGGTGTTGCAGTATGTGCTACACTTAATTACGAAGGTGTTATACCTTTAATTGATGTTTACTAATTTCTATTAACAAACACAAATGCCTTATTATTATCCACGCATTAAATTTGGCCGTGCAAAAGCACCTAGAAAAGAAGGCCACATTAAAAAGTCAGACAAATGGCTTCAACAAAAATATTGTTTATTTAATAAACGATATTGGTCTGGTACTCTTCCTTGGATACCAGTTTATTTTAGAGGTAAACCACATTCAACACATGAAGGCTATTGCTATGCATATAGCTGTGGTTCACCAGAAGGCATAACTGTTAATGGTTACAACCATGAAAAAAGAGTTATGCAAATACTGCTACATGAAATGGTTCACGTTGAGCAATTTCACACTAAGAAAAAAGCAGACCATGGTAGATATTTTAAATCTCGTTGTAGAGAATTAACAATACTTACAAAAGAAAAGTATGGGGTGATCAAATGACAGATACCCAGAAACTGGAAAGGTTGGCCTTCTTGGCCAGCCTTCCTTATTGCAAACACACATCAGAAGATTGGGAAGAAGAACTCAAACTTGAATGTGAATTACAAGACCACCCTCAGTACATCTCTTTTTTAAATCCATGACCAAATACGAAGTAGTAGAAAGAAAGGTTGTTCATCACACTTTTGTTGTTGAAGCAAACAGCCTACTCGAAGCAGCACAAATAGTTCAGAGACATAACTCTGCTATGAACGAAACACCTTGGGAGAAAGTGACCACCCACGTTGGTCAACCTGAGATCCAACACATCATGGAGGTTTAACAATGAGACAATTTACTATTAAAGTTTTTGCCAACAACGAATACGCATTGCGTGAAAGATTGCAAGAAATTGATCGAGCTATTTCTAATACTGTTTGGCCTTGTTGTTATGGTTCTACTCCATCAAGAGCAAGAACAGAACGTGGTTGTATTGAAGAAGAAAAGCAGTATCAACTTTCTGATTATGAGTATGAAAAAGAAGATCCTACTTGGAGATTTAGTGGCAACGATGCAGTTGTTGCCAAGTGGAAAATGCAAATTGTTCCTGACCAAGACTATGTAAACTTTCAACAAACACCAGACCTATGACTTTAAAAGAAATTCCAATAACCAACAAACAAGATTGGTTAGAAAACAGATTGCTTGATGTAACTTCTACAG